TGGTAATGCAGGAAATATAGCACCTGCAAGTGGTTTAATAATTGCTTGCTGTATTGCTATTCTTAATAATTGTTCAATAACGAAGTTTGCAAAATCTTTAAAAGCTAATTTACCATTTTTAATACCATTTATAATTGTATCTTCAAATTTTTTCATAGAAGAAACTGCTGCTGTGCCGATTGATTTATTTACATCTTCAAGCTGTGCCATAAATACCGCCATAGGATTTTGCATGTCTGTTAAACCACCGCCCATACCTTTTAATGTGTCAATAAAATCCTGTGTTACAAAATCACTGTTTTCAACTTTTTCTAAAAGTTCATCCATTTTTGCACTAAATGCTTCTACATTTAATACTTGCTCATAAGGTATAAATTCAATATCAAAACCTCTTATTTTTCCAAGCAATCTAAAAAAGTTTTCAAAATGTTTTTCAAACTGACCTATTGAATTTAATGAATTAACTAGTTCTGCAATAGCTTCTACTGATACTTGTACAGCACCAATAATAGCAGTAGCCATTTTTTTACCTAACTGATCAAAACCACCTACTGCTGCTGCCTGTTCTATTACAAATTGTTTTAAACCTTCTGCAATTGCTAAAAATGCAGGTGCTAATGCAACAACTAATTGATTAGCTAAACCACCTGCAGATGCTTTTATTTGTGATACTGTGTCATTAAATTTTTCAACAGTTCTAATCCCATCTGCACCAATAATAAAACCAAGTTGTTTGCCTTGTTCTATAAAATCTTTAATACCTTCAGCTCCACCTTCAAAAATTTGTTGGAACTGTGTACCAGACCTACCAAATAAATTTGCAAGTGCTGTAGCTCTCTCTGCTTCTGAATTAAAATTAGCAATACCATCTGCAGTATCAAACAATATGTCTGTCATGTCTCTGATGTTTCCATTAACATCAAAGATTTCAACACCCATATCTTTAAATATGTCTGCTTGTGTTTTTAAACCTCTGCTTGCATCACCAACTGATCTAGTAAATTTTTCTAAACCTTTTTGTGCTGCTTCTATAGATGAGCCTGCTTCTATTGCTCCTTGTTGAAATGCTTGTAGTAAGTCTGTGGATATGCCTGTTCTGGTAGCTGTTTTACCAATAGCATCTACATAATCTAAAGATTTTTTTGTTGCAATAGTTAAAGCAGCAGCAACACCTGTAGCTGCAAGCCCTATGCCTGCAACTCCTTTTGCTGTTGTTCTAGCTGCACCACCTACTTTTTTAAGACCATTACCAACTCTATCAAAAGCTGCTTTAGTCTTATCTACTGCAGTAAGTGTAAATTTAACTTTCTTATTTGCCATCTTCCTTTTCAGCTTTTATTTCAAAATAAGCTATCCATCCTTGATATTCTTGGATACTAATTTGCTGCAATTCAAGTAAAGTCTTGTTTAACTTTTCTGCTAGTGCATATTGTGAGTATAAATTAGTATCCTTTGTTAGTTTTTTTTAACTTCCTCTATTGGCTCTTGACCTGTTATTTCTTGAGCAACCCTCATTAAAACTTCCCTATCTACAGAATTTAATAATGCTTGTTTATCTTCAAGACTAAATAACTTATCACCATTAGAATCAAGTGCTTTATAAATCAATACATAAGCCATCATTGTTAGATCATCTTCTCTACTCATTTTATAGAGCTTAGAAGTTTCAGCTAACGTTAATGGCTTGCTGTATATCATTAAAGGCTCATCATCTGAACCCCATTCTGGAACTTTAATTACTTTTACATCTTGCTCTGCAAAATGCTTTTTAGCGTTTTCAATAGCCTTCATATTAGACTGTTGATTGTGTTAAAGCACCAGAACCTTGTACTGAAATGCTTGCTTCAACCATACCATCAAATGAACCAGACCTTGAAACACCTGTTACAAGTGCTGTACCAGAATAATAGGTATCGCCACTATCAGCACCTTCTGGATATACATTTAAAGTTACAGATGAGCCAACAGTTAAAGCACCCTGACCGCTTGTGTCAGTTTCATCCCAAAACACATCTAAACTTCCAGAAAAAGAAGTTAAAGATGCTAAGTATGTCTTGGCTGAATCGCCCATGCTAGTGTCCTCAAGTACGTCTGCTGATTCATCAATTGAGTATGATCTAACTTCTGCTACAGTGTTAGTTCCAACCTTGATGACACCTTCACTACCTTTATGTGTTGCCATTTTCTACCTCGTCTTTAGACTTTTTAGAAGAAGATTTAACTTTATCGTTAGATTGGGCTGCTTCTTCCTTCCAACCCATATTCAATAAAGACTCAACCTTAGAAGGGTGAGCATCTATAGAAACTTTACCATCTGGACTAATCATTTTCATGTTTGTCTCCTATATTGCTGTTTCAACATCATTTTCATGTGTATGATATTGGACTGTGAAGGTCATAGTTACAAAACCTAGAGGTTTTTCTCCTTCACTATTAAAATCAATTTCAGTAGAAGATATAAATGCATCTTTAGCTACACCATTTAATGTAGGGTCTGCTGCAATTGCTTCTTCCACTTCCTTACATATTGTATCAATTGTATCGTCAAAATTGGTAGTTGCTTTTGCATAGCCTTCAACAACTACTTCTAGTTCTCTTAGTAATTCTCTTGCAGAGCCTATAACTACAGGCTCAGAAGTTTCAGATTTTGTGTAAATTACAATAGCAGGTAATGACTCTAAAGGATAAACCCTAGATTCATGCACTCTAGTGCCTGTGGTTGTAAGACCATTTAGTGTTGTACCAAAATATTCTCTAATTTGTTGTCTTACATGCGACATTACGCTTCCTCTAATTCAAATGCAGAAAAACCTGTTCTATCTGCTTGGACATTTACTATAGTGTAATTTTGTGCAGCTTTAAGTGTGTTTCCGTTCACATCTTTTATTGCACTGACTGCTAATGTATCGCCAAAACTAGCATTAGGTGCATCTACAGTTCTAAGATATGCAACAGGTTTTAGTGCTTCTACACCAATACCATTATCTTGTTCAAAATATTCATTATTAAGAATAAGATTGACTGTAGTATCTACAGAATCTTTTGTGTAAGTTGCTGACACAGCATGACCAAAATCAACATCAAGATATGCTGCCATATCTGCTTCTGTTTCTAATCTAAACTGAGACATTATTGCTCCTCTAAGACTAGAGAAACTAGACCTGTATTGTCTGGCTCAACTGATCTTACCCTGTATTCAGTTTGAGCTTTAAGTGTATTGCCTTGATCTGTTGTTATTGCATTTACAACCAACTTATCATTGTGTGAAATATTGGGTGCATCTGATGATTTTATAATAGCTCTTGGCTCAAAACCTGCTACATCTACTGATTGACCGCCTATATCAAAGTAACCATCATCAATGATTATATTGACAAACAGAGAAAGCCCATCATCAATAAATGCAAGTGTATCTATTAAAGGAAAGTCATCCCATAATGCACCTGTTTCAAAGAATGTTGCAGTTACTGCATGACCTGTTGTTGCATCCAGATATGAAGAAAAATCTGCAGCACTCTCTAAAGGCATTATTTTTTAGCTCTTTTCTTTGGAGCTTCCTCTGACTTCTCTAAGCCAACACTTCTATCTTCTTTTTTTGGTTTGGCTTTACCTGCATGTGGTTCAGCTTTTCCATAGGCACATAGCTCATAACCAATATCTTCTGGTAATTCTACTATATCACCTGCTTTGACACGTTGCCCTTTTGCAACTGTATCTCTTAGTATTAAAAAATTTTTCATATTTAAGTTGGGGGTGTTACCACCCCCATTCCAAGTTAGCATTAATTAATTAGCCATCATTAGAAACACAGAAGCTAACAGCATGTCTTACTGCTACATCTACAGTTTGTAGTGCAACGATTCTAATAGAACCTGTATTAGACAAGCTATAAGGGTCAACTGTGATATCTAGTGAACCATACATACCAATTAATAAGTCAGAGAAGTTACCAAAATAGAAATCACCTGAAGTAACTTGATTTGATCTAACAACTCCATAGCCATTCATTCTGCCATCTGGCTCAACTACAAACTGACCACTACCTGAATCTTTAGTAACAGTTTTTAGTGTGCCATAGTCTGCAGGCTTACAGATATATGAAAGGTTACCAATTAATGCGTTATCAGTTGCAACTTCTGATTCCATTGCAATGATTTCTGCATAAGTTGGATTAGCAGCAGCAAAGGTTGTGCTGTTAATACCTGAAGTATTTTTAATACCTGTAGGTTGACCAGAAGAACCTGAACCTGCCAATGCACCTAAATCAATAGCTGATGCAATTGATTGTGTTAGGTCATCTCTGATTAGATTTTCAATATCTAATGAGCTTTGTTGTAGAAGTAATCTAGTAGCATCTGTATGTGCACCAATTACTTTTGGTGACATAGTTACGCTGCCTGATGTGAACTCTGATTCAGAAGAAGCTGCACCTTCTGTAGCAATCCAACCTGCACTTGAAGCTGCAGTTTTCTTAGGAATGACAACAGAACCTTGCAGTCCTCTTAGCATAGTTGCACCTGCAGCCATAACTGAAGATGAATTTCTAAGTACGTCTATAAAGTCCCCACCTTTAAAATCCTGTGGAATTAAAGTTGAGTCATCTGATGAGTTCAAATCCCTTTGACCCCATGTTGCAAGAACGTCTGCAGGAAGCATGATGCCTTGTGCAGTTGTTCCATTTGCTCTAGCTGCTTCTTCACTACATTCTAGTTCAAAGGCAGCATCTTCTTGTGCTTTTCTGTCAGCAGGATTAGCTAAAGCACGAATGGCTTTTACTACGCTAAATCTTTTGACTTCTTGCTTAGTCATACCAATATCTGATGGTGTTTCTAATGGTTTGTCGTTAGCGATATTCTCTAAGAGGACACCTCTAAACTCTTCCACAGAAATTCCTTCTGATATGGCTTTGTCAGCTAAATCTCTTTTGTTGTGTCTGACAGCTAAATCAATAATCTCTTTTGAGTTTCTTTTAAATTCAGCTTTTGCTTCTTCAACAGTTTTGGATTTAACTTCTTCAAGATTAATTTCTTGTTTTTCGTTTTCCATATTTCTCACCTGTTTGTGAATTAAGTTAGTTTCAGAACGCCCAACTCCAACTGATTTAGATTGATCTGCAGGAACTGCAACTGAACTAACCTCTAAAGGTGTCCAACTAGCTCTGTAGTATTCCTCTTCATTGTCGTCTTTGACACGTTCCATCTTATTTATTTTGTAGCCTACTGATATATTCATTCTAATACCATCAACTACATCTTCAAAAACTTCACGAGCAAGTGCAGATTTACCAAATCTCACAACTGCAATTGTCCTCTTAGCAGTCTCATCAAGTTTAAACTCTTCGATTACACCAATTTGTTTGGTCATATCATGATCTAGTAGAAAAGATGCTGTTCCGCTTTTCATGGACTCCATGTCCACTTCATTTTCTTTGTGTCCTAACACCTCTTTTCCAAAACTTCTGTCTACAGGCATTTCAGATGATACACCCACTCTGACTCTTCTATTTTCTTTGTCAATGTAATCTGCCCTTGAT